ATCGACACCTATTGATAATATAAATCCAACACCGGGAATAAAATTTACTAATCCACTAATTAATTCCAAAAATCCTTTTGCTATTTTACCCTCTTGAAATGCTTTATATGCATAAAATAAACTAATTATGCCGCCAATGTACGGCAGTCGTTTAAGAAGTTTTAAGCTGATTTTGGCAACACTTTTACCGATCATCTTTAAAAATGTACCTAATCCGATTTTTCCAAGTACTTTTTGAACATCTCCCATCAATCCAGTTGTAAAAAATCCACTGATAAGTGCTATAGCAGATGCTATTAATCCCCCAAGCGGCACTATTAGAGACATTAAAAATCCAAGAATACCACCATTGGTATTTTTAGATGATGTCATTTCCTTTTGTTTTTCAATTGGTTTAGCAACTGTTGATATCAGAGTTTTTGGTTTAGTGTCAACCGCAAATTTCTTTTGATATTCAAAGAAAACTTCGCTGAATATTGTAAATACCGATCTTAACTTTTTAACCTCTCTCCCAGATAGTTCAGCCGTATTTTCATTATTTAAAGAAGAATTAGTTATATTTTTATTAACAATCTCTTTACTTTTCGGCACACCTTTTTCATCTTGTATTTTTTCAAGATTGTCAAGAACCCTTTTCAGAGCTGGTATAATATCAACTAAACTATCCACATAAATTATTTAATCAAGAATCAAAGAAAGAAACATCAATTTCTAATGTACTTTCTCCACTTTCTGTATCGAACGACAATGCATCAAGTTCTGCTTGTTTTATATCTTGAATAAAGTCCACAATCTGTTTATTAATAGATAATGGCAAATTGTTTACAATTTTGACACGATCTCTAACCGATAAGTCTTGGAAATTTAAAACATCATCTTTTATAGATACTGTTTTAATGTATTTTACAATTTCAAATGTGTATATGTCACTGAGACTCTTTCCAACTTCTTTATCAGAATCTTTTTTAACACTATCAATGCAGCTGTTTATAACTTGGCTTTCTGAAATTAATGTAGGAACTTCAAGCTCGATTGAAATTGCACCTTTAATAGATTTGGAGAGTTTCGGAGACAATTTTTTTGCCTTCTCGATAATATCATTTAAAACATCATATTTGTTATTTTTTAACTTAACAACAGTTCCTACACTATCTTTACGAAGTTGTAATATAATAAGAAGTTTATCTACAACTTTAAGTTCCTTATCTTTGGTATTCTCTACAATGATGTCATTTAAATTTTTTTGAAATTTCAAAGGACCAGTTATACCTTCAGTTATAGTTGAGATTATATCTTTTTGTTGCTTGAAAGTGAGGGATTCGCAATCTATTTCAGAGTTTTTTGAGATTGTATTGACCTTTAGATTATCTGACTTTAACTGATCAACCTTATCTAAGAAATTTTTGATATTATCTTCCATATGAGGTATTTACAAATTTAAATCAAAAATCAAGTGATGGCATTGTATTTTTTTGCTGCTCAGTCTCCTCATTATACTTTTTAACATAGAAATCAATATCTTTGATATCGGAATACAAAATGGCATCACAACTCATTCGTTTAGATAGGTAAAATATGATATCTTGAAAATATTCCTTGCTATAATTAGAAAATAAGTTTTTTAAAAATAACATCGGGTCATTAGTATAAAAATTGATTTTGAATTTTGATAAAGATTCATTGTTCAATTTGAATATTTTAGAACTATCATTGATCAATCCTTCTAAAACTTTAGAAAACAGATTAGCTGGTAATTTATCAATAATTGATTGTTTATTTTCCCTATCAAGATTTTTAAAATCTAGATGAACATCTTCAATACTGATCGAAGATATTAAATCGTATATAGGAATATGATCAACGCCCATTTGAAATGTTTTAGGAACTTGCAGTTCAAATGAAAATATATTATTTACAAATACTTTTGGAGTCTCAATATCATCAGTTAATTCCTGAAGTATGTAATACATTGGTATTTTGATTTGAGATCCATCAATTGTAAATGTCAAAAAATCATTTACATGATATTCCCATTTTATTAAAATGTTTTTAAATTTTTGATAAACATTTTCACCGTCAAAACTATTGAGGAAATGACAGAATTTGATTTCTTGATTGGTATCTAGCCATTCCGAAATTTCTTTAATTTTTTCAAATGATAATCTCATTTACATAATTACAATTTTTCGTAATTTTGACAAGCAAATGTCACAGATTTAACTTTAAAATCTGTATTTTGATAATTGAGAGTATACCCTTCCACACTTTTTGGAAAAACTTTATTAAATTTAAAGCCCTTTCTTAAGTTTCCTTGGTTATCATATTGCTTTATAACCATCGTTCCTTTTAAATTCGGACCATTTTCAACCAGTCCCTTGATTCCAACTGCGATCATCCAAGGTCTGAAATAATTTTGTTCGAGATCTTCATTAGTTTCCAGTATGTTAACTGATAATTGTCTACTCAAGAAATCATTTCGGTTATTCATGACATAAGATGGTAGAAATCCGCCAGCATTATTCATACTAGCAATCCCAAATACAGCTTGTTCATCAGGTAATCCGACATCTTGCGCAACCAATATGTTACCGTTTCGTGTCATCTCTTCAGGGCTGGTAGTGGCTCTCCATTTTTCCTGAGCGGATTGTAATACAGAGTTTATAGAGCCTGTGCTAACACCATCGATGCTAACAGACCAAAATACAGGGAGGCTAAGACAAAACTTAGCCTCCTTGCTGAATGCGTTTAAGAAATCGTTAATCTGAATGCCCATATCAAATATTTAATGAGCTATTCGATTATATCACTTAGAAAAGTCTTCGTAGAAGTGATATGAGAATGTTGACGTAAATGTCTTGATCTCACCACTACCATCTGCAATTGCATAATCAATGCTTCCAATATCTCTGATGCCAACACCGATCAATTTGATCGTCTTGATAACTTCCAATGGATTACCACTGGTTGCATTGATATCTCTGGTGCAAGGAATTGCAAGCAAATCCAATGTGATTGTGCTTTCTGGACCCGGCATACACATATTTGCAGTGGTATCTTCGTTGTTGAACGCTACTCGGGAAGCTTTCTCTAACTTTGTTCTGAGATCGAGAGCTTGATCGCAATAGAATTCAATGCTGTATCCTTCAGCACTGCCATATGTTGCACGACCGCCCAAGTTAAAAATTTGACCAGCATAATTGACTGTTTTATTTTCAATGGTGCGGGTCGGCAAGCTACCAGTTCTAGCATAAACGAGATCAGTTTCTCCATTTAAATTTAAACCGGGAAACGAAATTTGTTTAACTCTGAACAAGAAATCTCTAGCGAATTGCTTTTGAGCAGCTTGTGTGAAGAACGTTTGAATATTTGCTGGCATATATTTATTTAGTTAAATGATAATTGTTTATGGTTTTTTGTATTCAAAAACCAAGTTACCACAATCGTATATTCTCCTATATCCCCTTTCATACATTATAACACGCTCGGTTTTAAAATTGTCTGTTTCATCTTTTATCAGCGTGTGTTTTTGAAAATTCATTCTATTCAAAAGATTGATTTTATCGTATGTATAAAAATAATTAGGTTTCGATTGATTAATTAATCTCATTCCCAATTTTTTATATAATTCGCCGCTGCTGTATCTCAAATCACAATACGATATAAAATTATCAATATTGGAATTACACAATATTTTACTTGCTCCTCCGACAACTTGCGTGTTTATTTTATTGCAAAATCTTATTAATTCATATTTCGAAGATCCTCTAGTAATTTTGCGCTGTCCAAAGCACATTAATGAAACCAGTTCATTGTTGTAATATAGGCCATAGGCATTTGAAAATTTACAATCTCCTTGTATATGATTTTTTTCTAAAAATGTAGATGCGATCTTTTTATCTACATCACCATATGTACATTTTCTGGCGTATATTCGGGTGGGTGTTTTTCCCAATTTATTCATTAATATGGATTTGACTATATCTTTTTTCAACATCCATTCGTTCTCATATATTGTTATTAATTTTATATCTCGCTCTTTACACAGTTTATGTTTATCAGATGCTCTGTTTTTCAACAATGATTCTTTTTCGGCATTATTTGGATAAGATATTCCGAATGAGTGCCATAATATTCCATTATATTCAATACCTATCTGCAAATCAGGAATGTATAAATCCAATTCTAAATTTGGTAATATTTCTTTTGTATTTTTAACAATTTTGGTTATCCCCAGCGATGTTATAAATGAATGAATTTCATCTTCCGCGTGTGATCTATTTGAAAAACCATTGCATTTTGGGCAATATATTTTTTTCCAAAGCGCGTTTTTAAAAAATGGTGTGAATTCATATTCACATTTTTTGCATATGACATTTATTCGACTGGTAGTTCCAGAATTATTATCTTTTATATAATCGACAATTTTAAATTTTTCACTGATTTCAAATTCTGCTTTTTTTATAGCAGATGCATACATATGAGCTTTGGAGCTATGTTTTGAATATCCCTCAAATCTATTTATAAATTTTAAATAATCACCATTTTCATCAGTCGGCCTTGATGTTATACCATTTTCTATACAAAAACAACGCTCGGATATATTCAATTTTTCAATCGGAATTTTTGACGTATGGTGAAATACACTACATACGAAATCCTTATGTGATAATAAATCCATCAAACTCAATCTGAAAGATTTGGTTGTGTACAATTCTTTGAAAATTTTTACACAACCTTCTTTCTTTATAAGATTAAATTCCCCATCATTGAATATTTTTTTTATATCTTCAAAAATTGATATGTTTTTACTCTTGAAATCGAATTTATTCTTGATTATTTTATTGCTTTGCGCGTATTTTACAGAATTTTTATACCCTTTGACTTGTGGTGAATATTTTAGTTTCTGATTTGTGAGTGGGCAGTGCTGAAGAGTTTTAATGTCATTCATAACACAATAGATCCTCTCTGATATTTTAGGATTGTGATCATTTAAAAAAACAGTAAGGTTTTCTATTTCGATGATTAGATATTTTGGCATTTTTTTAAAATTCAAATTTCCTTTAATATCCAAACATTTATTGATAGCTTCTTTGATATTCACGATTATTTAATAGTCTGTTACTAACATAATTACACGACAACTTAAAAAATAAAGGCCAAAAATGGCCTTTATTTTTATTATATTTTATATAAGTTCTTGAAAACTAGCGTCTGTTCTTGTAGCAGTGAACTGAACGAGGATAAACTCTGCACTTCTAACGGGTTTTATGAAGATATCCGCTCTGAGTTCATTATTGTCGATAACTTCTGGAGTATTATTCCTCTCATCACAAACTATCAGATAATCGTACAATCCTTGATTTTGTTTAGCAAATTCAAACAGCGGGGTTAGAGTGTTGATGTATCTGGTTCTTGTAAACTCTGTGTTTGGTTCGAACAAGAAGTATTTGGATACCTTCTTGGTCGGTCTTTCCAGTGCCAAGAACAATCTACGAACATTGATTCTGTCGAATGCACTTGGCTTACGGCTGAGTGTCTTCTGACCAATGATAACCATACCATCGCTTGCGCTGAATGATACTGGATTGATATTGGTTTTGTAGAACTCGTCGCGTTGCTTCTGGTTAGGATTGACTGCAATATCAAGTGCTGATGTTGTTAGTAATCCACGATTGAATCCTGCTGGAGCGATCCAAGGGAAGTCATTGGCATCTGTTCTTGCGTAAGTTGCAGCTGCGTATCCAGAGAATGGAACCCAGATCTTCTCACCCGAGAATTCTTCATAAACTTGCACCCAGTTTCCATACACAGCTGCATATGAAGTGTTTTCAAGTCCGAATTGGTGTCTGATTGGCCAGTAAACATCTTGTTGGAAGTTTTTGGTTTTGTCAGAAAGAATCTTTGTATTTCTACCAGTCACCACGATGTGGCGAAGGATGTCAGCAATGAACATGCAATCTCCACGACCACCAGTGTTGCTAGGTAAGTTACAGAAGTTTTCAAATTGATTGAATATCGCACTGTAGTTACCTCTGATTTCAGTTGCAGCAGGTATGTTAAAGATATCGTTTGATGTTCTCAGGCTTGATAGCTTGTTGCTTAATGTGCTGGAGTACAATGTGTCATCGTAGTATGCTGTACCTGCGGCACATGCCATTGCGAAGATTGTACCAAGACCACCTTCAACAACAACATCAATGTCGTATACTTCGTCGTTCTTGATTGTTTCAAGAGCGCGATTTATCTTGGTTGGGATGTTGCCAACAATCTTTTGCTGGATAACAGTGTCGCTGAATGCACCAAGCGGATATAGGTTATCAGCATATCCAATAATACCTGCTAGAGATTGTAGAGTGGCCAATGGAATTCCAACACTCGCTGAGATGTTGCTGTAGTTGCTGATTGCTCCATTGGTAAGAACTCTGATCTTCTTCTGCGGGATACCTGCTGTGTTCAGGCTGCTTTCACGATACTTGTTTGAAATGTATGGGTTAACCAAGATTTCAATGTTTCTGCTGTTATTATCAACAGATTCCAAGAAGAATGGAACCGCTGGACCACCTCTTGGGTTGAGTTGGGTTCTGAATGTATCGATAGATCCTACGATTGCATCATCGAGAACGAAATCAAGTTTGAAGGACTCGTTAGCATAAAGGCTCTTACGAATCTTGAACACGCCAACATTCAACAGGTCATCATCTTGAGCGTCATCGATATCGTAATCGGTGAGGTTCTCCATGATTTCTGAGATGCTGTTAGCACCTTCTGATGGAGTTGATGATAGGTTGAATTGAAGAGTGCCGTTTGGAACATTTGTGTATGATGCGCCAACGACTCGGTTAGCATTTGTCGATACAGTTTTTAGACTCAAGACAGCATCATAGTTTGTAGCCGGGTTGATATTGGTATTGTCTGCAATACCAAGATAGTAACCTTCAAACTGTCCATTGATTGTGGTTTGCGCTTTGTTAAGAACAATAACACCAGCACCACCGAGTGCATTTAATGCGGATAGTCCTGATATATCAGCGCTTGTGGTAGACCAGTCAAATAAGCTACCTTCAAGAGCTTGTCTGTATTGAGTTTCGTTTAAGTTGAAGTGAACAGGTTCACCTAAGAAGTACGAACCTTGTGTTGTATCCAAATTAGTGGTCAATCCAACCCCTGTATCAACACTTACAGTGCTGGCAGTTATACCAAATACATCACCGGGATCGTCAAGTCCCGGAAGAACTGATGCGGTTGTGCTTGCTGTATATGTATATGGAACATATGCACTAAGTTTAATTGAAAATGAGGATGCTGATTGGTCGAATGTTTGACCGGGTGCAGATAAACTTACAGCCGCTGTGGTTTTTGTAAAGATGGTTGTGAAGTTATCAGTGTTATTTACACCGACCACAATATCACCGCTTCTAGCTGGAGCAGCTCCATTTATACTGTAAACTACAGTTCGTTGAATATTGTTACTTGTTTGGAAACTAAATGCAGCACCTGATAGTGGAGCTGCGCTCAGTACCGGAGAGTAATTTAAAGATACTTGGAATGAACTTACAGAAAACACAGCGGTTCCTGCATAATTTCTAACTGGATAAACCAATGCAGAATATTGACTTCCGAATCCATCACCGGTATTTTCACCATATGGAAGTCTGAAAGTGTAAATGTTTGCTGGAGAATTTAAAAGTTCTCTGACTGTGTAGTAGAAATAACGCTCTGAACTGTTTGTTGGAACACCGTAAATTTGTTCCAATTCATCGCGAGTTGTTACTTTTAAAACTTCATCTGTTGGTCCTTGATTCGTGAATCCGGTTACAAAAACGTTGGTTCCGATATTCTGAGGTACTGTTAATGAGAGATCACGTTCGAAAATTTCCGTTCCCGGTGAATTTATAGTTCTTCTTGCCATAAATCTATTTAATCTTTTTCATCCACAAATTTAAAAGTCAGCACAGTATTTATTTCAAAGTCGTGTTTAGTTGATGGCTGTCTTCGTAAAACTATTTTTTTACCTGTTTTTTTAAGTATTCCTAAATTATCAGATTCCATCTTTACCAAATTAAAAAAATCAGGTTCGTGTCTGCAATAAATTTCATAAGTTTCCTTTCCCGGTTCTTGAACTGTTATTATGAATGGCTTATTTGGATTTGCTAATCTTCTATATCCATATATTTCTTCAACAGTTTTACCTTTTCTAGAATCTTTGCTGTGTTTTTTGCCTTTTTTAACACCATGCCCATTTTTAATATAAAAATCCGACATGGTTTTTCCAATTCTACGCCTGATACTTTCAGGGTCTTTGTAAATTTCTTCAAGTTTTTTACCCTTTCTATGGTCAATCCACCCCGGTGTATATTCAATCCTCTTTTTTCCCTTGTGCTTGAAAGGGCCGGTTCCTCCCTTAGCTTGATTTTTAAAATTGTAAAAATTATCATTCAACTCAACATTAAAAAATATCAAATATTTATCTTCTAATTTATAAAGTTCGTTTCTATCTGTTCCGTAGTAATATTCTAATACTCTAAATTTTACAGTATCTGGTCTTTTCTTTATAGCATCATTCAACCATTTACTACCAGACTTATACTTATCATATATACTTCCTTTATGAGATCCGATATAAAATTTGTTTCTTTCTAAATCAGACCACATATACACATAACCATAATAGGGAGTTTGTTCACATATCTCAACACCGGGAGTCATAAATCTATTTAATCTTTATCGGCAAGAAAATTTAAATTTGGCATTTTTTAAATTCCTATATCATGAATTTAAAAGCTCAATATGCATTTGACTGTAGATAAACACAAACCCCGAAACCAATCGCATATCTCCAGATGGTTGATAATCGTAGTTAAGTCCCTTTAGAGTTGTGGGAAATGCTTTTTTATAAGTAAATTTTACACGCTTCTTACCGTATTCATCCAATCCATAAATCGTCAGATCTGTCTGATAATCGTTGAAATTAGCGTCAACAAATTCTTTTCTAGCGTTGTATTCCCCTGTCTTTTCGTCGTGCAGCAAGTTCAACCATTGATATATCGTCCAATAGTTATTATACATGCTGTCCACAGCAAAATTGACTTCGACTGGCGGGTAACTCGCTTTGTTGTGGGATGATACATATAATGTAGATCCAGCATAGCGAACTTCTGTTCCGGGAACAGTTATATCAGGAACCGCAGTTCCCCATATAGTAAACTGCACTGTATCTGGTATGATCGTTTTATTATTACGCACCGATTTGGAAGAAAACTCCTTTAAAATGGGAGGAACATCAAAAACAAGTAAAAACTTGTCCTTCGCTGCTTGGTTTAACGGGCTTTGTCGAATTTCTTCCATACTTAAAAGTATTTATCAAAAAACGCAGTTTCGTTGTCGTTTAGCTCTCTGTAGCCACTGTGTATTGATCCTCCCAATGATACCCATCCTTCAGCTTCCAAGTCAGCGAAGTCACTTGATTGTTGTGTAGAGGTTCCGAAATAGATAGGAGATATCTGACTGTTCTCAATACCATCAACCGCTTCATTTGTGTATATAGAAGTCGCTGGTTCAAATGATCTGAATAAATTTTCATTGGGTGTTAATTTTGAAGGCTTGCCGCAATCATCGTATTCATCAACTGTAAAGTATTGCTCGACGATATCATCATGCAACACCATCAATGCCCAAATCAATGCCATTGTTCTATCGTCATGCTTTCCAGAGATTGCACCCCAGCTATCATTTGGAAGCTTGACGAAGTCCTTGAATACTTCGTTTAGAGAGTCTTCATTTTTAAATTGCACCACCATCTTGTCATTGTAGAAATAACGAGCATTTGCAACAGCATTGTATTTGGTGTTTCTTGATGCGATCATACCCAACAACTGTGTGTTTTTTCTTCCCGCCAATTTACTGCCCCAACACACGATCTTGTCCATGTATCCCATATCAAGTCCAAGTCTATCAACAACCTGACCACCTTGGTTATTTCTTTCAATACAAGCCAATGGTTTACCCCAGTGGGATAGAATCTCATGCACCTTGTTGGCAAACTCAGAAACCGATATGGCATTATCGTAATATTCAGCAACTTCGGTGATTTCTTTAAGATCGGTTATGTCTAGTATCTTTATGCAACTGAAGTCACCTCCGATACCTTCAGCGGTGTCAACACCCGTTATATAAATCCGCCCCTCTTGATAATGCTCAAAAATCTTATACTTACCATCCATCAAAGTCTCTACTGGATCAGATATGTAAGACTTCATGTGGTTATATGCATCTTCGCCCATCGATCCCGTCCCTGAATTTAAGAACTGACAGTTGAACTCTTGTTCAAATTTTTCTTCGGATGCCAGCCCTCCCTTGATTTCTTTCACCCATTTTTCATCTCTTCCGGGAATTTCACTCCATAAAATTTTATCATTGGCCCATCCGTTTTTGTTTTCAACTGACCCAGTATATATATCATAGAACAAGTTACCAGTTCCGTTTGGAGTGGAACACATGAAAACTTTTGCTTTTTTGGAAGATGATACGATTGGGAATACAGATGCCCAGAATGGGTCCATAAGATGGGGTTCGATGAAAGCACATTCGTCAATAATTAAAACAGATACGGCCTGACCACGCGCTGCCGTTCCAGTTGTAGTTGTAATAGCTATGCGACTGTTGTTCTCAAGTTCCATACTAGTCTTGGCGTATTCTACAACGGGAGACTTCAACCAATTCGGCAACATTTCATATGCCATCCTAACTCTACTAAAAATTTCAATAGCTGTAGATTCTTTGTTTGCAACAAGAAGAATTCTTTGATTTTCAAAGAAATTAGCCATCCATAATATATAAATTGTCATAAGGGTACTTTTTCCCACCTGACGACTTGCCAATAAACAAAAGAACCGATGCTCCATCATTTGTTTTAAAACTCGTTTCTGAGCTTTGTATAGTTTAATTGGAATTTTACCATCATCAATATTCAATATGTAAAAGTATTTTTCAGCGAAATGTAATATGTTCTTAGCACACTTTTCCATTTCTTTAATTTGATCTGGTGTATATGAGATAACAGTTCCTTTAGAGGGAAGATTTTGATTCCCCATATAAAACTTCTCTGGTTTCTTTGGCATATTAAGATATTTAACTGTGTATTGTTAAATAACATTATGATCAAAAAGGATCTTCAAAACATCGGAGACGCATACGGAGACATGTTGAATGCGTTAAAATACACAATTGTCAAAGAATCCAAGAACCAACCACCAAATGCATTTGATGGAAATTTCCCTAAACAGGATGGCGGTCTTGATGAAAAGGGAGGTGCTACAAAAGCATTGAACGACGATCATCCATCGGAGTGTGAATGCGGATGCAAAGAGGAGGATAGCGAAGAAAATAAATACAGTTCTAAAAAAGAGAAAACGATCAGAATGGCTTTGGAAAATCCGAATCTTTCGGAGAAGGCAAAAGCAGATTTAGAAAATCAACTCAAAGTACTTCAAGCTGGAGAAGCAGAAGAAGAAAAAGAATTGCAAGAAAGTAGAAAAATGGGAAAACAAATACTAAATAAAGTTATGACTAGAAAAACACTTAGTTTTGATAAATTGTTTAGATCCGTCGTTAATGAAAATTACATGGGAGGTCCAGAAGACGCAGAAGATGATGTCGATGCATTCGGACTTGATGATGAAATGACAGATGATGAAATGGATTCTGATTTTGGCGGTGGGGAAGATGAAGTTACCTTCACTCTCGACAGAGCAACTGCTCAAAAGCTTCACGATGTTCTCATGACCGTTCTAGGTGGTGAAGAAGAAGGTGGAGATGAAGGAGAAGGCGAAGATGAACTCGAATTCGACATGGGCGACGAAGGCGAAGATGATATGATGAATCGTGAAGAAGATGAAGAAACCCCAGCAATCGGTAAGTTGACCGGAAGACCAAACACCGTTGGTAAGGTCAAAGCAAAGGGTGGTAAGGCATCTTCAGATGTCACCGACAAAGTGGGTGATGACGGAGACTACGGTCACGCTCTTTACAATGCTAAGCAACCAAATATTGGAGCAGGTTCCAACAACAAAGTTGGAAACTACAAAAAGGGTGCTGAATACATCAAGTAATTCTTAGAAAATTCATAGAAACAAAGGGGGAGTCTTAAATGACTCCCCTTTTTTGTTAAATAGATATAGTGAAATCTTTTGAAACATTCTTTCTAGAATATGCGCATAATATGGCAGATGGTACCCCCAAGCTCTCAGCCCATCGTAATATAAAAGGTGGTAATATAACAAGAGATATTGGAACTAGAAAACATATGACAACTAAAGGACCATACAAACAACTTAATCCTAAGATAAATGTATTGGGTTATATGTTTCAAGGACCAGAGCTTACCGATGTGTTGGTCACATACAATTTGGAGTTTAAAGATAATAAATTGTCTAAAATAAAAAATAGTCCATTTGGATTGCAAATGTACATGACACCAGAAAATAAACCAGTTGCACGGGTCGTGAAGGTTAAATAAAACCATGGGATGTCCTGTAACTCCATTATCTTGCTTAGAGCCTTCGAATATCTTCGCAGGTGTTTATAAACCACTTTGCGGCGGATTCGCTGATCCTTCTAATTTTCAAGCTGAGCGAGCATTGTATAACAGCGGGTTTTCCGAATTGATTAATAATTTCGGAGTTGATATCAACTACTATGTCAACACATATAATCTATCAGCTGCTAACAATTTCTATGGAGAACATACGGTTGCGCCGTATTATGGTCCAACTACCATAAGAGCATATGTGGAATATCAACACAATGGAGTTCCTTTACAAACATATGGATGGGAACCTGATGATAGTGTAACCCTGTATTTCCATATAAAAGCATTTACTGATTCATTCAGCGGGATCTATATTCATGCAAACAATGGACAACGAATTGAGCCAAAGGCTGATGATGGATTCATATTAACACCGTTTGGATGTGATAGACCGGGAGGACGAAGTGCTAAAACATTTGTAGTCACTGAGGTTATCGATGAAGATGGGGGACCATTAAACCCATTGATGGGTCATTATATCTGGAAGATCACCGCTAAGAGATATGATTACAGCTTTGAAGCTGGATTCCCTGATGAAGATAACAATGTTCAGGTTTATGATAATGCGTTCAGCGGTGTATTGAGTTCGAGTATAACTCTACTTGATCAATTATACCTTGCGAATGAAAATGGTGATTACATGATAACCCAGAATGACGAACTTATCGAATTACAAGATGTGTTTGCAACACAATTAAGCAGCAATCCTAAGTCGTATCCGTTTGATGTTGATCAGTATTCCAAGGATAATATATTCGACAACAGTGTCAACGATACCTCTATATACGGCACATATTACTGATTGGTAACAATTATGCAAGAATAGGATTCGGGGCCACTGTAACAGTGTATCCCGTTCTTTGAGCCATGCGACCCATCGCTATTGCATTATCATCTGCTTGCTCTATCATCCTATTGAGATATGTCTCCCATGACATTATATTATCTTTGGGCATATACGCAGAGTGAGCAGAAATTATACCATAAAGCATAACTTCGCCATTTATAATAGTCAATATGGGAGTTCCACTATCCCCCGGATAAACTAGATATTGCATATTGTTTTTGTGCGCTGCTCTATTTGTCAACCAAACCATTGCCCGATGTGATTCATCAGGTTTTTCGGGTACATTCTCTGCCCATTCCTGTGAAAATGCTATCAGATCTATGTGAGGAACCCACAATTGGGTCTGTGATTGATTTATTTGAGTTGCCGACCACCTATATCTCTTGTTTGCAGGGACAATCTTAGGAACATAAACGGTGTCCGGTAAATCCGAATCCAACACAGCCACTGATATATCTAGCAGAGGCAATCCATAACTTGTATCAGATCCAACAGCTTGATGTAGTTGTATCCTATCAACAGTTTCTCCATCACTCCCTCTCCATCGTATTCTCGTTGGAATTTGCTGGGCTGTATTCAGAGTCCAAGTTCCAGATGCCCATGTCAATGCATGTGCGCATCCTATAACATGTCTTTTTGTTATTGGAAACCATCCATATCTAGTGCGCCATTGCGTTCCAGAAAGTGTTCCTCCACTCGTCCCCATATCATCTTTAGATATCACCAAACATGATAATTGATCAATGTAATCCATCAACCAAAAATTAGGATTTATTTCATATTTTATAGCACTTCCCGGATTTCTTATATTATGATAATTATTATAAGCAGCTAGAGTCCACTGTCCACTCAAAGCAGCATCATCAGCTAAAAGATTCATATACTTAGAACCTCCTTCGACACCAAATATATACGGTGATGCCCACCGGTCTTCCGATATTTCTTTATTTAAAGATGCGCTTATTGCTCTTAGTGGATTCATATTATGCAACTCTTATCCAAGTAACAAGTTGGGTACTTTTTTGTAATTGTATGCACAAAAAACACATAGGTTGATATGCCAATAAGTATCCAAACGGACTTCCAATGGCAGTTGAAACATTACCATATCCGTTATTAAAATCAACGCTAAAATTAGCAATTTCTATATCTTTTGTTGAAATTATAGTTTTGCTTTGTCCTATAAATGAATTGGATGCTTTTGGAAGCTTTATAGTAAATGATGATAGAGATGGAGAAGTTACCGAACTTAATATAAATGTTTCGTGTGTGTTGGGAGTTAATGTAACAGTCGATCCTTGAGCAGCCGTTGATATTGTGATCTGATTCGTCCAATCTGAATACCTCGCATCCAACTCAGGAGCTATTATATCATTCATGAAAGTGGACACTCTAACCTTTCCACTTTCATCATCAGTTGATGCTATTAGATAGCCAGTTTGACTAGTTACTTCGATATTATCAAGATCTGTAATTTTAATACCCGCCATTTAATTAAGGCGTGTAAGGATCATCTGAAATAACCAGTGTACCATCTACAACTTCAAAAGCATTTGTAGGTAGTGTTATTTCAGGCTCGATACCATCAGCAGTCGCTATATTAACAATGCAATCAGTCAAGAAACCGTGGAATTGGAATGCTTTTACTGCATCTTTTCCCATAGCAGTTGCTATTTCTTCAGGAGTTAATCTACGATCTTTCCAAAATGTATGAATGCCTTCATTTTGAATCTTGATAAGTTGCTCGTATGCTCTAGCTGTAATAATTTTAATATTACGAATTTTAGCAGCAAGTAATTGCTCTTTTGTAGGTGACGTAGGGGTTATTGGTTGTTTGATTAGACTCATATGTTTATTTATTAAATTTTACTGAAATTCTTATTATGCAAGTAGCGGGATGGTGAAGTATTTACCATTTATCATTATCTTAAGTCCAGATAATGAACTTCCTATGGTACCTCCCGGTACAACACTCAATGGTGTTGAAGCAGATCCAATCGCTATTGTGTTTCTAGCTGTTGGAACAGCGCCATAACCAATTGCTATACAACCACTTAAGCTAGTAGCTGATGTTGGGGATGTGTTTGTTAAATCTCCAACGAATGTGTTTCTGCTACCTCGTTTAGTATAACCTGATGATAATCCAATAAAGATGTTATTTTCAGATACTGTCCCTGAAAATTCATCAACCCCAGTATATCTACCAGCATCTCTACCTATAGCTATAATATCAGTCACTGTATTATACTCGAAATATCCAGCTTCAGCACCAGCGTTCCTACCTATAGCTATAATATCATTAGCAATCCCACCTCCAGCGGCGGCACCGCCCGCCGCTGCTGTACCTATAGCTACAATATGATTGGCGATACCTGAAGAACCAACAGTCGTAGCGGCACCGTAACCAACAGCTACAATGTAATCAGCGGTACCAGCTATCCCACCAGCGCCACCGCAAGCATTATTACCTATAGCTACAATATTAATAGCATCGCCACCGGCGTTACCGACTTGCTCACCGGCACCTTGACCTATAGCTACAATATCAGTGGCGGTGCCGGTAATACCAGCAGCATTGCCAGCATTTTTACCTATAGCTACAATATCAGTAGCAACACCGCTATAGCCAGCATTACCACCGGCATCTTGTCCGAATGCTACAATATCAGTGGCAGTGCCGCCAATACCAGCATAAATAGCAGACTCTTGTCCGAATGCTATAATATAATTACCTGTCGTATTACTAGGCAGTGTATTGGTTATTCCAAAACTTCCAGTACCATTAAATCTCTTCATGGAGTATGCTAAGGGGGATGTTCCTCCAGATAATACAAATGTTGCAGCAGTTATAGATCCAGTAATTGTCTGACCCGCTGTGAAATTATTGTTAGCATTTTTTACAGCATAATTAGCACTATTTGAACTAAAAGTTGTATATGTATTCTGCCAGTTACCAGACAATGCTCTAAGTTCAGAGTCTGATAGTAAAGCACCTGATAAATAGTTAACAAAAGAGCTGAGTGTACCACCTCTTGTTTGCCCGTCTTGTACAAGAGGAATCTTTTCCGAGCCAGTATATGGTAGAGCGTTATTCGGTAGATTTGAAATTTTAATACCCATGTGTATATTTATCATCAAGGCGAAGTAAATACTGAAAATTATGAATAAAATTAAACTATTAAAGGGATTAAATCAAAAAGAAGATAAGATCCTAGATGCTATCGAAGAGCTTCAAATCTTTCTAGATTCAACTGAAGATGAAGAGCTTTCAAGCATGGGAAATGATTTAGCGTCATCACTGGTTGACTTTTTCCAAGGAAACGATATATTGAATATACATGATATCAAAACCTTTGTTGAAGAAGAATACGATCAAGCGTAAGATTTTAGTTTTAGGAAACGGGTATATTGGAAACCACATCGGCAACACGCTGATGTCGGAGGGACACACCGTTAAAATCCTCGATTCCAAGATTACCGATTACCACAATCCAAAAACCTTTTGGTATGAGTTAAATTTTAACTTTGAACCAGATGTTGTTGTGAATTGCAGTGGATTCACTGGAAGACCGAATATTGACGAAGCGGAAAGCAAGAAAGAGGAATGCTGGAGATTGAATGTAACATCTCCATTGATGTGCGCCAAGTTGACCACGGACTTGGGCAAGTATTATATCCATATTGGCAGCGGATGCATCTATACAGGCTATGAAAAAACATTCACCGAAGATGATACTCCGAACTTTGGATTATATGACGATGAAAGTTCGTTCTACAGCAAGACCAAACACGCTTTCGAGGTTCTTTCAAACCATCTACCCATCAATATTCTTAGAATTCGCATGCCAATCAGCGGATTGCATGATGCGAGAAGCTATCTATCAAAAATCAAAAAGTATAATAGCTTGATTGACTACACAAACAGCAAAACTTACATCCCGGATCTCTGTGCATTCACAAGCACACTTATACATGATGTGTACACCATGAGTTATACACATCAACTCTACAATGTAGTGAACCCAACTCCATTAACAACCAGAGAGGTCGTAAGCATAATGGAAAAGCACAGCAGAAACAATCCAGAGTGGGAATTCGTAAATATTACAGAGATTCCCATAATCGCAGGACGAAGCAATTGTGTACTGGATAATACAAAGGCAAATTCTATTATGAAACTGAGAGACGAACAAGAAATCTTGGAGGAGGTGTTGAATGATTAAAAAAGCGATATGTTTAGCAGGTGGTCGAGCCACAAGACTCTATCCATTGACACAATTTGGTATATCAAAACAATTGCTTCCGATATATAACAAGCCTGTAATTTCATACAGTCTGGGAACCCTGCAAAAAATGGGATACTCTGATGTGTTGATTATATGCGCTGACAAAGAGCAATTGACGATGTATTATAACTATCTTGGAAATGGTGCCAAATTTGGCATGAATTTTCAATATAAGATACAAGATAAACCCAATGGACTACCAGAAGCCTTCACAATAGCTGGAGAGTGGGCAGATGATGCGGATCGACTTGCATTAATTTTGGGAGACAACATTTTCATTGGAGATCAAAATCTAGACACTGTTGCCAACACCATTTTCACTTATAAAGTTAAAAATCCAAATGATTATGGCGTTGCAACACTGAATGCGGAGAATGAATTGATCGATATCATCGAAAAACCTCAAACTTTCATTGGGAATGATGCTGTGGTTGGTCTTTATGTCTTTACAAAAGAAGCAGTCTCAATTGCAAATGGTCTTAAGCCTTCCAAGAGAGGAGAACTTGAAATTGTGGATCTGATCAAGGCACTGAATGAAAAAGAAGGGGTTGACGTATGCTGTTTGCATGATATTCTCTGGTTCGACATAGGATCATTCGATAGTTTGTTAGATTGTGCCAATCTGGTGCGCACTATTGAGAATAGATCCGACAAAAAACTAGGATTACAAGAAATATGAATTTATGGATTGAAAAATACAGACCGCAGACATTGGATGACATGTGTCTTTCCGATGATACCAGAGCATTCTTTGAAACATTCACTGATGAGATCCCGCATTTCTTATTTACAGGAGCCGCTGGAACAGGAAAGACCACAATTTCAAGAATCTTGGTTCAAGACATTTTAAAATGTGATTATTTGTATATCAATGCTTCTGATGAAACCGGTATCGATAATATTCGAACGAAAGTATCAGGATTCATTCAAACCAAGAGCTTTAATGGCGGTATTAAAGTCGTTGTGCTTGATGAAGCAGATGGTCTTTCAAAAGAATCGCAGAAATGTTTGCGAAACTTGATTGAAGAATACTCTGCTGTGTCAAGATTCATTTTGACAGCGAATTATCGACACAAGATCATGGATGCATTGCAATCCAGATGTCAAAGTGTCGATGTCAAGCCAACCCTTAAAGGTGCTGTCAAGAGATGTCTGTATATTTTGAACAATGAAGGGGTTATTGTTCCCCCAGAACAGACTAAAGAGGTTGTACGATTGGTTAAAGGGTTCTTTCCAGACTTGAGAAAGTGTATCAATGAGCTTCAAAAGCATGCAGTGTCAGGAACTCTGAACATTGGTGTAAAAACGAGTTCAGAAGACCTATATTCCTACATTTGGGCTGGTGTGCAAAACAAATCATCCTTGCAAACTAGGAAATATCTCATTGAAAACGATGGTCTGTTTGATAATGATTACGAACAGTTGCTCAGTGGGTTGTTGAACTACATTTATAATGTTGAATTCGATGAGATTCAAAAGAAACAGGCTATCTTGCAAATAGCAGATAGCCTGTTTAAAAGTTCGATTGTCATGGACAAGGAGATCAACGCATTTGCTTGTCTCCTCGCTCTTGAAAATGTTGTGAATTAAGGAGTGGTAGGAACTCCCTGTGGAGCGGAAGATGATCCTTGCTGACCTTTATTTTGGAAGCCTTGTTTGAAAGCTGCGCCTACACCACCAGTGTATCCAGTCTTATCAGCATTTTTTTGGAAAGTAGCAGCAGATGTCTTTGCAGTTTCCAACTCTTGCATAATTTCAGCTAATGACATGTCTGTGACTTCTTTTTGAGCTTTAACTAATCCGTTTTGTTGTGCTTGTTGAACGAGATCGATTAAATCCATAGCTGCCTTGGATGCATTTGCAACGGCATCTTCAGTTTGTTTGGAAACTTCGCCGGTTTTGTACATATCTTGCACATTTTTACCAACTTGTCCAGCAGCAGAAGCAATTCCAGATCCAACACCAGCAGCTGCTTGCATTCCTTTATCAACAGCTCCTCCAACTGCACTTCCCACTGCTTGTCCTGCTGATTTAAGACCTCTTCCTGCGGCTCCCGCGAGATTTCCAAGACCTGCTCCAACTTGGCCGATCTTTTGACCCAGTTTACCGAATAATTCTTCAATAAGTTGAGCTTCTGCAATTGTCATGGTTGGCAATTTGCGTTGGATTTCAGCGATTGTCATGTATGGAGCGGACTCCATTAATAGCTGGGCGGAATATGCTTCTGAGATAAGCATAGAATCAATTTTGGTAAATCTACTCATGATATTATTATTTAGTGGTATTTTATATTTTTTGTAATTCTGCCTTTATGGTCTGAACATTTTTTAAAACAATATCATTTTGAGCTTTTTGTTGTAGGTGAACATTTGGGTATGATTTCGCATCGTTTTCAAACTTCTGTATCTCATCCAACATCTTTTTAACAGCAGTTTTCATCAAACTATCAACTTGAGCAAGCTGTTTCGATAGTCCATATCCTCTACCAGATGCAAATCCTTTAATCCCAGCACCGAATCCTTTCGCTTGCGCTGACACTCTATCCATAAGACCTTCTTCATAAAGATCTTGGAGATTCATTTTATCATTATTTTTCATCGTTTAAAATTAATTATTGATTGGAGCTGAATACTTGGTCACTACATAACCATCCACTATTTCTCTTGAAATTTTCTGAATTCCATTTATAGTCGCAGTATAAGATCCGTCAGGTTGAAGTGTTCCTATAGCTTTTGCTATAGCTCCAGCTGCTTGGGAATTAGATACTTGATCAGCGCGAAGGATTCCTTTAGCTTGTCCTAATGATTCTGGTATTTTAACTTTAACTTCTGCTATTATATTATCTCCCGATATATCTAAATTAACAGATCGACCTAATTGAGCATTTAGCTTGTTTATATAGTCCTGAGCAGCTTCTTGACCTTTCGACATTCCTTCATATTTACCCTGTTCGCCCATTTCCAAAGCTCTATCTACATCCCCTCCTTGATTGACATCTTGAGTATTTGAAATATTATCTCCTCCTACCAAATCTCTAAGTTCCCCCATCGCAAAACCGATCATAGCCCCCAGCCCAGCTGCTGATAATGCTTTTTTAATCTTTTCAGCAGGTGTTATTTTTGTATTTTGTGCATTTTTAAGAACATTTAAAACACCGCCCATAATACCACCAACCGCAATTGCTGGAAGACCGATTGTTAGTAATGATTTTGCCAATAACCCACCAGCAATTACTTTACCAACTGTTCCAACACCCTTGCCAACTGAATATGCAGCTTTTTGAAGTGTTCCTCCCGCTGGAGTCAATGTCGGATCTATATTTTTTAGAGCATTTGTTAAAGTATTGTATTTTCCAATTGCTTCTTCACTTCTGGTTGTTTTTATATCTTCTCCCAGTTCCCACAATATCTTAGATAGGCTTTTCTTTAAAAAATCGTATCTTTTTTGAATAGAACCTGTGCCACCCAAGAAACCCCCAACTTTACTTCTGATATTTTCAAATGCTTCCGTTTGAACTGTTTCTCCTTGAGACATCATACCTGCTATTTCATCAGGTGACATGCTCAATATTCTTAATGCCTCTTGATCTCCTGCATCAGATTTAACAACAAGATTTACAATAAATGATGCCAACTTTTTCTGTTGATCTTCGTTTAAATTCGATGTTTGGGAGCTTTCTAAATACAAATCTCCCAATATTAAATCATCTTTATACATAGCATTAGTTGATTGTCTGTTCGTATATCGCAGCAAGATTATCCATATCTTTTCTCATAACAGTGCTTTCACCTGCTAACTTAAGATTGGTTGGAGTGTTTTTGCCATTTCCTTTGTCTGTCTTGCGATTATCAGCATCACTAAAATCTTCAACTGGTTTTGGTTTGATATTAATGTTATCTTTTCTCTTCCATTCATCAGGAACTGGTGGAAGATTTGTGGTATCTGTGTATGCACGATCAATCATTTCAGGAGACACAGCTACTCTACCGTAATTACGGCCACCGCCTTGGTCAGCAGAGATAGTAATAACAGCATTATCAGCGGTTTTTAATTGATTACCAGCACTTGCACCAGAAAGCTTGTCTCCAACTTGAACAACCATTATATTCAACTTGCAATTGGCCAAATCGTCAACTTCTCGCTGCATATCCGTTGACATTGCCTTATAAGCAGCGCAGGTCTTGTAGTTGGATCTGAATTTAACGACATCTCCGGTTAAAAAACCTCCAGCTTCATAACGAGACACAACGCTTTCAAAAATTTCATCAAATAACTTTCCCATGCAAATTATTTAGCTTTAATGGTAAATAAAGTTATGAATTTTGATAAAGTAGCATCATCAATTTTGGAATCATTAGAATTTGATCAAGACGACTTTGACATTGACCTAATTGAGATCATGGAAAAGAAATCCAGCAAATGCACTGGACCCACACAAAAAGCCAGCAGCGACAGAAAAGGTAAAAAATGGACAAAGTGCGCTCGTCAACCTGACGGTTCTTACAAAAGAATACACTGGGGGCAAGCAGGTGTGAAAGTCACTGGTAAGAGTGGAAACACAAAACGTAAAAAAAGCTTCAAGGCAAGGCACCGTTGTAGCAGTGCTAAAACAGGTTCCGCCCAAGCAGCCGCTTGCTCAGATTGGAAATGATTATCAAAGACTTATGAAAGAATTCAACGAATTATATAACCTTCTTCTAGAAAAATTTTCAAAGAAAAAGAAGAAAAAGGTATCTCCTTTAAGAGCTAAGTGTCAAGCAAGAGCGAAAGCTAAATACGATGTCTGGCCTAGTGCTTATTCAAGTGGGTACGTTCAGAAGTGTGTTAAACGAAAAGGTAAAATAAATTAATGAATATAATTGATGATACTGTATACTACACCCAAATAGAACTTCTCGAAAATCTTCGTGATTGGTTTGCTCCTCATGTGGATAAGAAAGGTCGCAAGTTTAAAGGCTGGATCAACTGCAAAACAGGTGGACCTTGTGGAAGAAATGATACTTCTAAAGGTAGTTATCCAGCTTGTAGAGCGACAAAAGCAGCATGTGATAAAATCAAAGGTAAAATGTATAAAAAGAAAAGCTCTAAACGAGTATCTTGGAAAAAACCTAAAAAGAAATCCGAGTAGTTCCCGTGTGTTAAATATTATACATGGCTATTAAGATAAAATCACTAGAGGTTCCCTCAGTCTCAAAAAAAGCTTTAGCGAATGGGTTTTTATACAAGGATCTGTCGTTGGATTTGTCTCCGTCATACAGCTACAATAGCCAATTAAATAGAAATGAAGTTCTAAAGGATGTTCAAGCAATCTTTGATGTAGAATCCGTTAAAAACAGTGTTGTAAATGCATTATTAACCACTCCGGGAGAGAAAATATTAGATCCGACATATGGCGTTGATCTTCGACAATATCTATTTGAACCGATTGACGATTTCACTACAGATCTGATCAGAGACGATATTGAAATCAAGCTTCCAAGAATGGAACCTCGCATTGTATTGAAAAGTGTGAATGTCGTTGCAGATGAAGACAACAATCAATACAATATCGAACTTCAAATCGATGTGCCATCTCTCGATATTTATGGATTGAGTATAAAATCAGAACTTGCTTCCACAGGTTACACGATTGTATAACTAAATATTTCCTAATGAGCGATAAAGATACATTGGAATATAATCTTCCGCAAACCGCATATGTTAACTTCGATGCAGTTTCTTTAAAAAATTTCATAATTCAAAGATTAAACGAAAACTCAACATTCACCGATCAGAACTATGAAGGCAGTAATATGTCATTTCTTATTGAAATATTGGCATATTATACCCATGTTTTGATGTTTTATCTAAACCAAAACAGTTCTGAATCTCTTTTCGACCAGTCTTCGATTTATGAAAACATGAATCGCATTGTCAAGCTGATTGGATACAAACCAACTGGTCAACAGACATCTATCGTTCCTATTAACTGTGTTGCATCTGCCAATCTAGCGATTGGAAGTTACATGATCAGAAAATACAGCTATTTCTTGGTTGATAGTGTGCAATACACTGTACTTGACGATACATTATTCGAAAAAACGACAACTGCTCAAGAAACAATTGACTCAATCAATAACAACTTGATCCTTTATCAAGGAAGTGTTGAAGAATATCCAACATATACCTCCGAAGGTTTAAATTTTGAAACACTTCCAATTGTTGTTGATAACTTGGTTGACCCAAAAGACACCAGATTTATTGCAAATGGCACAATCAGTGTTTATGTAAAGGAAGTTGACACCGACACTTGGTATCAATACTCTGAAAGTGACACACTGTACTTGACTAATCCAACCGAACGCGCATATGAAATTCGATTGAATGAAAATGGACATTACGAAGTTAAATTTGGCAACAACACCTTTGGAAAACGCTTGAACAGTGGAGATGAGGTTAAAGTGATGTACATTCTCAGTGATGGCAACAAAGGAATCATAAGTAAGAATGCAATCAATGGTAATAAGTTGTTCACATACACTACAACCACATTCAATCAAATTTACGAAGATACAACAGCGTCAAATTCTCAAATCGTAACAACCACAATCAGTCCGTTGTTAACTTTCAGCAATCCTCTAAACTCTACAACTGTAAGTGAAGCAGAAACCGTTGAATCTATCAAGAACAATGCGCCTTATCTATTAGCTGCACAATACAGACTAGTGACTGAAGAGGATTATGAAAAATTCTTAAACAAGAGCGTTCCAAATATATTGAATTCGGTTAAAGTTGTGGATAATGATAGGTTCATTGATGAATATATCGATTATTACTATAGAATATGTGTTGATCCAAATAAAGTCAACAGAGTATTGATAAATCAGGTCAACTTTGCGGATTCTTGTGACTTTAACAATGTTAATATATTCTGTGTTCCAAAATTCGATGTGTTGCAAGACGGTGGGTATCCAAATTATCTGAGTGAATCATTCAAAAATTTAATAATCGATATCACCAGAGATAAAAAGATGATTTCAAACGAAATTGTGCCTAGAGATCCTATCTACACAGCGTTTGACATTGGATTCAGCACAATCAATTCACTCTACAGTGTTGTTGATGAATCGAAACTTGTAGTTGTTCGCAATAAAAATAATAAGATCAACAAAGGAATTCTAAAAGCCAAAGTGAATGAAACCATTTTAAATTTCTTCAAAACATCTAATAACCAACTTGGACAAACTTTGAATCTCACCGATTTAACGGCGAATATTCTTGGAATTGAAGGAGTATCATCAATAAGAACAGAAAACACCCGAGAAAATACATTCTTCAACGGTGTTTCGTTCTTATCATGGAATCCTGTATATGTGAATAGTGATAATGAAATTGTAAACCAAACAACTACACTTCCATTCTACAAATTTCCATATTTCTATTCTCCGCAGTCATTAATAAATAAAATAGAAGTAATCGATGCCTGATTTAAGAACAACATACACCACATTTGATGTCTATGATTATAAAAACGAAAATGTTTTAAGTTCTTATAGTTTAGAGGCTACTCCGTTCAAATTTGTACCAGATCTGTCTTTATTTCCAAATAAAGATGTTGTTTGGTCATTTGGTGATGGTACAACATCAAAATCACTGACAGCTACGAAATACTATAACTTTCCGGGTGTTTATGCGGTGAATCTGTTGGTGTTTGATTGTCAAAACAACGCTCTGGTGTCATCCTACTCACAAAATGTGGAAGTTAAGGATTATATACCATACACATTACAGTTTACAAATCTATCTTCCAACAAAGGATATCTTGAATTACCTCAGAGTATAATAAACGGACCATGGAACTTGGTCGCAACCTATCCATGGTATCAACCAGTCACCAATATTGTCTATGATGTAAATGGATCTGGTAGTTCGAACTTTTTCGCGGTTCAGGCAGACAAGTTTGTACATTTAAGAAGAACATATTCAATATTTGACACCCTTACAAACACAGCAATCCAAAATGTTCAGTATTTCGAAGCTCCTGAAATAAAAATAAGCGATGTCTCTAGATTATTTGCTAAGATTGCTGGAAATACTATTGTAACTTGTGCAGAATCCGATGATGGTGCGTTCTTTGTCGGTGTGTCTGCATCTAAACCTGTTTACTATAAAGATGATACAGTAGGAAACACTTCAATATTATTCAAATTCAGCACCAATGCAACAGTGATATCTGAAAAAACTGTCGATTATATGAATAATCTTGGAGTTTTGTTAAGTGCTAATATTATACCAAACAATCTCGCCCAAAAATTAAGCATAACATCAAACGGCATAGATGGTGAGAAGACACTTATAAATTCGTTTGATATTTATCATACAAAATACATCAATAGTAAGATACCGTTTGTTGTAAAAGTTAAAGATACAACTAACCACTCTCTTAAAAACTTTGATCCAATTGAATTGAATGACTTGGCGATCACAGTGTTGTCTGGTAATTATCTTTCCAGTGAAGATGGTTACAATATCTTGACCGAGGGGGGGTCAAGTATTGTAATAATTACTGGGGTTGTTCCGAGTACATATTATACAATTTCATCTATAAATGATACATTAGATTCCAGCGACCATGGTGGCTCATTTAGAGGGTATATACAATTTCCAAATCCTAATTTAGTAATAAACGCAGTTCAACTATCCTGTTTCGCAACATTACAAAATGACAACCTATCATCATTCTCGTTGAGTTCAACATCATCATACTTTGATGTGTTGCCGCATGATTACTATGACATTTACAAGGTGAATGAGAACTTCAATGCGTCTCAAACCATGAATGATCTGGCATTTCAAGAAAATATCAAAAATAATCCAGTATTATTCAATGACTTCTTGGGTGCAATTTTCGGTTCTGAGAACTATGATCACAATTCAATTGGGGTTAAGACATATGAAAAAATAGCCAACTTCATACAAAACAATTCAGATATTGATACTAAAAACATAGCTGCTCTGATATCTGATATGAAATTTGTCGATAATGAAGAACTTGTCTTTAATAGATCATCAACAAATTATCCAGAAGATATCGATAGAATTGCTAACTTGGCATCAATAAGTCTCGAAAGACTAATTGGAACAACTAATAAATTCAATCAAAATTTCGATCCGAAGGGGCATGTTCAAAAAAATACATATGGTAAAAATATCGGTGATCAATTGGAGACATTGACATATGTTATCACAGCAGGTGTTCCTATAGTAGCACTTGAAAAGTTTAGCAACAGTTACAAATTGTTGAATACATACCAACCACTTTGTGCAGGAAGCGGAAATCAATACACTTTATCTCAATACACTAGTGATTGGGGATGGCCGTTGGTATTGCCATCTCAATTCACACCAACCGATTTTGAAAAATATTACGTATTTTTTGAATATGTGGACGGATATGACAATACTGTGATCGAAAACATCATCGACTTCACCAATGACAAAACTACTATTAATGGACCAACCCCACCAAATACATATTTGTTTGCAGATGATGGTATTTTCAATAGTATGTTTTTAGATTCTTTATATCAATCGCTTTCAATATAATTGAACTGGATGCTTGGTGGATAAATATTATCAATGTCATCGACACTACAATACGGCTATCCTGAAGTACCTAAGAGTATCACAAATCCAAATGTATCTGAAATCAATGCATTGGATGTTAATGGTCCAATGTCGTTTTTGTTGTTCATTAAAACGGTTACTATAAGCTTTGAACCTGAAATACTTCAAACTTACTACAACGAATACTTAAAACGTTGGAATTCAAAGAAAAAGAATTCAGATGTCGCGAATTCAAATGTCGTCGTTGAAAAATACAGAGAGTTTATCAAAGATATCAACTTGAAGTACACCACATTGGAGGAAAAGGAGTTCTTATCAAAAATTAACTTCGATGATCCATTTGATTTGGACACCGTGTTGGGTTTCTATAGTAAAAAACTCGTTGATATATCAAAATACTACAACTCAAAGCGAGAAGATGTAAAGTATGAAGTTACTAGAAAGAAGTTAAAGGGTAGTAACATCGGAGTTGAAAAGATTATCTTCGAGAAAACCATTGAATTTTTAGAAAATCGTGAAGATGGTTTAATCGAGTATGATATTGAAGACATAAAGACCAAATTAAAAATTGATATTCAAGAATTATACAATTCATATGGATTGTACTTCGATCAAACACCCGATACTCATGTATATGACTATAAAGATTTGGACTACGGTCAAAATATATTTTTAAAAGACGATGCAACATTGATATCTGAGATCTTTGCAGGTGTGTCTGATGAAATCAAAGCTCTTAAAGAGGTTGATCAACTATTTGATAATAAAAGAGAACTCACTAAGAAGAGTGTTAGTAGCAATTTTTATTATATTTCTACAGGATCAACATCAACAGATTTCATATCTGGTAAATTATTCGATGCGGTTGCCACCAGTGGTAATATCTTAAATCGAAATCATCCAACAACTGCATCCACCATCAAAGGTAACTTGCTAAGAAAAGAAGATGTTGGATTTTTCAAACCTAGTAAGACCAGTATTGTATTTATTGATGGTAAAAATGATTCATTCTCAATCAATGTAGAAAATTTAAGCCCGAACTCGATGTATTACTTCCCAGATCCGAATATTTTTGGAAGTAATGGGGAAGTTCTTACATTTTTCGTAGATGGGGAGCATCTTAAAAAGAACGCATCATCTGCTGAAGCAGTGAATCAACCAATTTCTAATAAAGCAGACACCAAGTATTACGGATATGTCACTGAAAAAACAGATATATTCGATCAAAGCTTTGAATCTATTTTTGAATCTGGGTTTGTAGCCGATCAAAAGAGTGATATATACGGAAATCAATTCGGATTGTTTAAACTCGATGATAATTTCAGATCTACAGTAGAAACTACAACACCGACATACATCAAAAGCTTGCTGCTGAATGGTTATCAATTTTATGATGATCTATATGGAGAAGAATACGCATTTGATTACACCGTTCCTGATGATACATCATACACTGAAACCGTAAGATCTGGATTATCATCATATACAAATTCATTTTCATCTATTTCAAGTGCATGGACTCTATTTTTTAGATTCTTTGCACCATACCAAGAATTGAAAGCTCCAACCGAAAGCAATCTTGTTCCCTCATTTAAAATAAGAGATGGTGGATTGTTTATGAAGAACGATAGTGAGTTTTTCAGCGATCCAATTAATTCAGATCTAGCTGCATTTCCGGGAGCTGGGGTGTATTACTACAACACGCTGTTCGAAGCCGCTCTAGCCACTAAATCCCCGCTTCAGAGAGCGCTTCTAGATCCATTGTCTCCAAGTTTGACTGCGAACTTCACACAGACTCTGCGACCACTCTCAGGCAACGCTGTGGTGAATGTAGATGGTGGTAAATTCACTACAGAATTTGTATATGATTACCAATTCGACAAAGTAAATTACACTTACATCAATCAAACTGATAATGTCACTAGTTTAGTAGTGGATACATTCGATTCTGACACTTATAATGATCGAATGGATCTCAATGGAGTTCTATTTGTAAGAAATGGATCGACCAATACAACAAGACCGTTGTTGACCGAGTTCTCTTACATAAGTTCCAAATACAACGCAGCAGTATTCTCTCAACTTTCCAGCGTCAATAGATTTGAAATCGCATATGATACTCTTTGCATAGAAACTAACAATTATTTGGTGTTTGAAAAGGTTAAGTTTGAAAATTCAACATTCTTAAATCCTAAAACAATTACATATGTGATTGAACACAACATGAATGATGTTGATCGCTTGTCAAATCGATTTAAAATTGGAACCGATGTGTATTATTGTGTGTTGAACAGCACCACGCTGACAATATCTTCAAATAATTATATCATTTATCCAGATATCTATAAGTTCGACACATTGACAAATAAGAATACCAAAATTTTCCCAATCAATGATTCTGATTTCACTTCAAACACTGCATTTTTCAGTGTATCAGGTGGAAATGTAAGATTTGATATCGTCGAGAATCCAGTTCTTGTTTATAATAGCACGAATGATATCTTCAGCTTATCATTCTTGATCAAAGATCAAAATGAAATGATCGCATTGAATGAATACGACTTCATCATTAATCCAAATGTATCGTTCTTACGCCACAATGCGTATTTTGGATCATTTGAAAGCTATTCAAACACATTCACTACTAATTATAGCACATTGTTGGATGTCTATCTCTCATCATCAGCGGTAACTATAATAAACGAAGAATTGATACTATGAATACTTACACAATCGGATTTGCAAGTTCCGCAACCGCACTATCATCAACATTAGAGGAAGTTAAATTTTATGATTTGACATCCGCCACATTCATTTTGAGTGGTATTTCAGAATCTCAAATACCTTTATATCTGAGGGTTAATTGGGGGGATGGTGAAATAGAAGTTTTTGAAAACTCATTCTCCAAAGACTATAGAGTCGATAGTATCATTCCAGAAATTCTGTACAATAAAATAAGTTCAGTGCTTTCCAATGAAATATCGCATGTGTATTACCCTTCAACAACCGCTAGATATAAATTATTGTCGGCTGAAGTCAATATCGAATACTTGAATGGTGATATATGTTCGATCATACAACCAGTGAAAATAATAACATCTGATTACTTTGAAAGTATTGGAGACATGAAGCACATATCTGCAAATATATTGCAATTATCAGGTAATAATAAACAATTTATATTTTCTGTCGATAAGGGAGGGTTCTTAATAGAGTCTGAATCCTAAATATTTTAAATGGAAACTGTCATTAAATCATTATCAGCACTGACTTCTAAACTATGGAAGTCCAATATGGATAATGTGTCCTATAAACAAGTTAAAAGAACCTATCAAAACGGTTTCTCTTTCAACTTTCCATTTGCATTGTCAGGGTTCAACGATTTTAAAACCAAGGAATATTCCAACTTTTATTTGACTGACAATCTTCCTGCATCATGGTTTTTAAACTTCGATGCAACTACATTGGTTGCTCCGAAATTGATGACATACATTCAAAGCGGGGAAGAATATTTGGATCGTTCATCTGGAAAATCAAATGCTGTATCATACGGTGTGATATTTGATGATGTTGAGAGCGAAGCCACATACTTTGACATAACATTTTATAATGACAATCTCTGCACCATTTCATTTATAGAATCTGGAAGAATTTACTTTCTATCCGAAGATTCAGGCTCATTAATATTCAAATGGGATGTATACTTGACAACTGATGAAGATCAATACAACAATCAGTTTTTCAAGTACATTTACAATTCAAACAATGATTTATTTTTAATAAAAGCATCCCTGAGTGCAAATAAATTGGTCAAGAAAAACGAAAACACCCTAGTATTGGTCGAGTTGAATGAAGACAATAAAAATATCATACTAACTAGTAATTTCAAGGTTGCAAGACCCAAGGAATATGATTTAAATGTATCACAGAACACTTCATTTATCACATATCAAAACAATTCGAATGTTATAGATTTTTCTAAAAGCAAATTTGATTTAACAAATAACTTTTTAATACACTCCCCATATTCTTCAGAATATAAAGACACTGTTGTATTGAAAAATCAATTGGCAGTTACTGATATTTTTACAAACGGGCAAAATTTATTGTCATCTGGATATGATATAGCCGTTAATAAATTCAGAGAATACACAAATATCACAACCCCCATTGATTCGGAAAATTCTTCAGAAATAAATTTAAATTACGTCTTTTATAATCAGCCATACACTATATCACAAGGAGTTACAGAATTTCAAACTCCATCAAGCATGTATCCATTCACAAATTTAAACATCAATGATAGTAGATTTGTAGATTGCGGTGCATATGCATTTGATACTCCATTGTATGCTGATAAAGTGTATCAATTAAACACAAATAACTATTCGGTTGACGGAAGTGTTTATTTATGCACTTGGCTATCTGGCTCAACATCATCTAAAGTATGGGTGGATCGTTATTATTATCCAGATGTAATCTCGAAACGAGCAGCATTGCTTGAAAAAGGAGTATTTGACATCACATATGATCAAGCTATAGAAAATTTGATTATATCAAATGCTGCATTGAGTGCAAACATTGCCAAATACACTATTTTTGATAAGAAAAGCGATTTAAGTTTCGCCCCCAATCAAAAATACACATACCATAGATTCAACAACAATACTATATTCAATACCATCACACCTGAAACAACTGTTGAGTGCGGGGTTGTTCAAGTTCCTACAAATTATCAGTCATTGATCAATGCGTCTGGAAAAATGACCATTGCGTTTTATTTCAATGGTGATGATCCTGAATGGGTGATTCAAAGTCTGCGGAACAATATAGATGCGGGTATTAAAATTACAAAAACAACGGATAACATCACTTTTCAATTCAAGCTGTATGATAATTCAAACAATCAAACGCTGACATTTGAAACTACAACGTCCTATAAAAAATACAAAAGTAATTACATATGTATAAGTTATGATGCATTAGCTGGAAAAGGATTTTTCTTTCTGAATAATGAAAAGATTTTGGATATTCGCACAATATTGGGCCAATTTTCAAATAAAACATTACTATATGGTAAGCTATACTATAATGATCGTGATATTTTTGAAGAAAATTCAATCACAAGTGATATTTTCATATCTGATGAAAAAATAGATGAAAATCTAGCATTTATTTTACCTTTTGTCCAACAAAAAGAAACTGTCGATCCCATTATCATAACATTGCCCTGCGGTATGAGAAATTCAATTGATGATATTTCATATATTCAACGCATTTGCAATAATAATACAAACAAAAGTAATTATGTTAATATTTCCATTGATAATCTAGGAATCAGCAATCCTGATACATTAAAAGATCTAGAAAATGTAATGCTAGATAAGGTTAAGCGGCACATCCCAGCTACTTCAACTATAAATACCATCAAATTCACCAACTATATATGATTTCGTATTTCAAATATGATAATGGCAATGCCTTTACACTAAACACCGTTCCATACAGTGGATATTTTCATGTATTAAGTGGTGTCGCATACTCTGGTAAAAAGCCCAGTTATAATTCTGAAATTTTAACACCGAATTCAAATTTTTTAAGTGAATTATATTTAACTTATGCTGTATTCGATGGCATCACTCCAGTTATCGATCTAGCGGTTCCAAATGCACTGGATATCCTTAATGATAACTCATTAAATGAATTGCTTGGCAGAGTAAATGCCAACAACTTGAACATTTACAGAAATAGTATCTTTATAAATCCAAATAATGTTCCTTACGATTATAAAAATACATATTTCTATACACTAACATCGACCGAAGTTGATTCCAGAACACCTGACGATGAGATGTACGGTAAAAATGTATATACGCACAGTGATCCATTCAGTTATTCAGAAGAATGGGCATTTTTAGACAATGTAAAGTCGGGATCGTTTGTTATAGATTCAAGTGATAACTTTTTATACTACTGTGTGGCTGATAACATCACATATACTTTGAGTGGAACATTTAATGATCCTTCCAAAAAATTAACAGTTGTTTCGCAGACACCAGACACTACCAATTTAAAAATCGAACAAGATTATGATACAAATGAATTGTTCTTCTATACTGAATCAGCATTATCAATTTATGATCTTGCAAAGTATGAAGATTGCAATAATTTATTTTTAAGAGATAGCATTTCAATATCTGCTACCAAAGATACAATTCCTTTTTACACAATAGGATTTCAGAAACGAACAGAATTTTCAGATAACACTGTTTATATTAAAAACAAGTACTCAAATGAAATTTTGATGATGTTCACATTGAATGATCTTGGACTTGATGAATTGATAGGGATTGATGTACGGAAAGAGGACGATAATGTTATTATAATAGGTCAACAAAACGGAGTTGATTACTTTATTTTCTTTGATAGTGATGATTACACCAATTCTTTTAGAAAAGAAGAGTTATTATACAGTGAAAATACGACTGGTGTTAAATTTTCTGATGAAGATTCCGATTTCTTTTATCTGATAAAGGAATTGACCCAAATTGACAATTCCAATCAGTCCAGAGCCGAAACTGAAATACGGCCAATTGCAAATATCAATAATAGATTGGCGAAATCTAGATCATCTAACTTTTTTTACTTGGATGACTATCTTTTTAACACAACTGAAGAAAAAATCAACGAGATTCAGATAAAATTCAACTCGAATAAGATGTTGTCTAATAGTTATAATAACTTAACATACAACACATTGCAAAAGAATGGGTATTTATACTACATATTGCACAATATTGGAAGAATATACATATCAAAAACAAGATCTTCGTTATATGAAGCATATATTCCTTTGAATGTATCCAAAAACTTTATTCAATTCAATTGCAACGCCAGTAGTTTGGGACTATCTTTCAATTCAGCTATTTTGAACCTTCTGAAGGATACTATAAATATCGCAACATTAGTCGAAAAGGTCAAAAGCAGCACTGGGGATTTGGCAAATCCAACAACCTCGACAATTCCTACCCCTGAATTGCAATATGAACTGGAAAACTTGTTTTTAAATGGTAACGAGAGTGTCAATGTGGTGTCATTACAGCGTATTTTCACATTAATAAATGATCTACAGAAGAAACTGGTCAATTTATCTTGAAAACCTATTTTTGCGCATAAATATAGCTAATGAAATCACTTACCGATCAGTTCATATCTGATTTATACGGTTCTTTGCTCCATGTCGATGCGGATTCGCTATCATCAGCGAATGTGCCAGATGTTTATGATGGTCTTGGAAATAAATCAGCCCTTTCAGTTGGGCTTGAAAATCAAGGAGCAGTTATAACAGGATCTTTAACCACTGGAAATATAGTTTTTCCTCAACAGCCAAGTATAATTGCACTAATTGATTACATTTATCCAGTCGGTTCTTGCCTATTGACACTGAATTCTACAAATCCATCAGTTCGATTTGTGGGAACAACTTGGGCGCAGGTGTCTCAGGGTTTAGTTATAACAGGTGTTGGCACCGGAACTGATAAAAACAGTGTTTCGAAGACTACAACAGTTGGATTCAATAGCGGAGGACAATATCAGCAAACATTGACAGTTGATGACATTCCAGATCACTACCATTTCATAGCCAATACAATTTCAGATCACGCGACTGATAAAAATAACCTTTCAGACTCCAATTATTTGGCACAAGGCGGGCGAGCCGCTGTTTCAACTTATGCATATGAATTAGAAGGCAATGGATTTATAGCAACGGTTGGTAAAACATCTGGAGTTTTCGGTAAACTATCAGCAAATCCAATAACAACAACAAATCCATCATACGGTGTGTATGTTTGGAATAGAATTTCATAATTATGGCAGATATTTCAATCATTAAACTCAAAGTAAGACGCGGTACAAATTCTCAACGCCAGAGAATCATATTAGAGCAAGGAGAACTTGGATTCACTACTGATACACAAAGATTGTTTGTTGGTAATGGTGTGCTTTCTGGTGGCGTCGTTGCTGGGAATCTGATTCATGGTCCGTTACAAACTTTCGGATCTCGCAATTTATTATACACCGCTGTCCAAGGTGATATTGTCAACGAGGGAGGGTATTTATATCAATTATCTGGTACCAACTATAGTCAAACATCAGCGTGGGGATTCATTGGAACCAATCCAGATAATATTTCTGTTGGATACAACGCATCAAGACAACTTGAACTAAAAAATAATGGCATATCTAGTAATAAGTTTGCATCAAACGCAGCATATAACATGGGTGGATTGGTGGCAACCAGTGCATCCGGTCTGTCCGCTAATGTTGATCGTGTTACATTGACCATTACAGCATCAAATCAGCTGTCAGTTTTACAAGTAAACCAAAATAATATTGCATCAAGCTCGTTGGGCAATGGTTTGACTGGCGGAAACGGTGCATTGTTGCGAGTAAATGCGGGTCAGGGATTCTCTTTTAATAGTGGAGTGCTTTCATTGACCAGTGTTCCTTCAAGTTCCGTTGGATTAAGTTCTATCTCATCAGACGCTTTGGGCGCTGGGTTAAGCTTAAGTGCAGGTAAGGTTGTTGCTAATATTCGGACTGTTGATAATGCCACGATTGAAAATAATTCTGGAACCGTATCGCTAAAAAATATAATTGCAGCGGGCAGTTCACGGTTCTCAAACTTCACATTTAATGGATCTGGTCAGATAACATCATTATCATCATCAATAACACAATCATTCACTGGAAATCAAACAACTTCATCATTTTTATCGGTGTTCAATGGTTTTCCAGAGCAAACAACATACACTAATCAAACTTTAATAAGTGCGCTTTCCGGTAATGGAATCACAACCGTCTCTATACAATTATCATCAGCTGGATTTGTTGTAATTCCGACAAGTTATGGCTCTGGTCAATACGCAATTCCTGTATTCAAATTTTAAATATCTAATATATGCCAAATTCAATTGAAATTTTACAAAACACACTGTTAAAACTTATCGTTCGACAAGGTAGTGATTCTGATAGGAAAAATATCTTATTGGATGCTGGTGAACTTGGTTATACTACCGATGGAGATAGATTATTCGTCGGAGATGGTACTGTAGTGGGTGGTTTGGTTGTGGGTAATAAATATTTAGGAGATGGAGATCCCACATCATTTGCATATGCTCAAATCGGAGATCTGACATTTTACAATGGATCTCTCTATAAATTCAATGGTGTTAATTATAACGTTCTTTCAAATTGGAAAGTTATAGGTTCTGTGTATACCGCTGGAAACAGTATTGAAATCGATTCAAATACTTTGAAATTGAGCAGTGGCGGTATATCTACAAATAGAATATCTACTTATGACAGTGAATATCTATCATTACCTGCTAAAACATCGTTAAATTCCGTTAACTATAATTGGCCGGGTGGGGGGCTTCAAAATGATTACTTTTTATCAACTGATATTTTCGGAAATCTTTCTTGGAATACACCAGTCGCATTGAACACATTTTATGTAAGTAATTCAGCGTCTAGAATGCCAGTCGGAATGATAACACCGTTTGTATCTGGTGGAAATGTGCCATTTGGATGGCTGCTGTGCAATGGGCAGAGTGTTTTAGGATCTGTTTATCCAGATTTATCAGCTGCGATTGGTACAACATATGGTGGAAGTGGTGGCAGTTTCAATGTTCCAAATTTAAACAACAAAACATTGTATGGTACTGCTGGCAATCCTTCCATATCTACTACATTTAGATTAACAAGCGGCACTAATGTAAGCTTAAGTGCTGCGGGTGTTAATTTTATCATAAAAGCAATTGCTGATAATTTAGTATCATCAACCTTAACGATTGTGAATACATTATCAGGAACTCTTAACGGTGTTAATATCACAGGTTCCCCTGTTAGTACATTAAGTGGTAATATTTCAATTGGATTGCCTCTTGTGGGAACAGCGGGAACAATTCAAGCTCCATTCACTGTAGATGCATATGGCAGAGTAACTGGAGTTCCCACTACAGCAGCAGGTATTATAGAAAACATATCAGGAACAGAGGTTGTTAATCCTTCCAGTTATATAAAGTATCTAAAAAGACCTATTCAAGTTCTTTCAATTGCAAGCAACACAACAACGACAACTACAATTACTGTATCTCCAACTATATTTCCAACAGTTGGTTCAGCATCTGCTACTCTACCATCAAATGCAAAAACAGTATTACTCGAAAGTACTTTAAGATTAGATAATAATAATCAAACGGGACTTGTATGCAGTGCTTTGAATACTGGCTTATTAAACACCCCAACAGATACACTCGTTATTGGATCTAATGAATATTTGATCAACAAAGCAAGCTCAAAAGTGTATGGAGGATCGACATCAACCACTCAATGCATGGTTCCCCTAAGTTCAAATGGATCAACATTATCATTTGCAGTTAGAGTATCCGTGAGAAATCTCGATGGGGAAAATGGCACTCTTCGAATCATTGGTTATACATTATAAAATTTAAATGAGCTTTCCATCAGATGTAACATTACCAGCAAATGCTAAATATATAGCATTTGTTGATGAAAAAAAGAGCTACAATCCAAATTATGATATAATTTGGAGCTTTCAATATGCTATATCTGGACAAACATCTGGTCTTTATCAAAAAGAGTGTGCATTTGCTACTTTTTTAACAGTTTCAACGCCTCAAATATCAGCTATACCGGGACACTACTTGGGTTATAGTGGTACTATGCCATTATCCGCATATTTATTGGATGAAAATGGAGATTACATCTTATCAGAAGATAACGAAAGAATAATATTGGAAGGAAATAGTGAAAATGATGGACTAATTGGATTATGTATTGCATTTGACACAACTGGATTATTTGCATTATCGTCATCATCAAGACCCGGTGTTGGATTAAGCAATATTAAAAGGAATAGTCTTATTATAAGAGATATAAATGATAATATCACACTATATGAGGAGCTATCCAATATAAACCCATCATTTACTATATTATCAAACAGTAAACTATATAAAACAATGCGTTTTAAATATACAAATACTGATAAACTAACTATAGATTTTAAAGTAGATGGATCTAATGAATTTAAAGAATTGACATCTGTTAAAGTGAATTTTAATCCCGATTCAATTGAATTTTTACGTCCGGGATTTTCTTATTCTTCCCCAGTATCATCTCTATTCACATTGAGAGTAGCTAAATTATATTTAAAAAATTTCCATGTGCAGGGTACTGAAAATGCTACCACTGTCGAAACTGTTCCATTTAACCCTTTGTAATAAATGGCAGACGAGACAACATTTCCCCCTGATACTAGTACTACCACAGTAACCACTCCTCCTCCTACTAGCACATCTACTACTAGTACCACTCCTCCCCCTCCCACTACACCACCTCCAATACCGGGGTCTACGACATGCTATCCATGTCTTAGTTGTCCTGAACTAATAATTGAAACGCCCCCATATCCAATTGAGCTGACCACCAAAATACCAGTGTTTCCTTTACCAGCGTTGGATAAAATAAAAATACCATCAACATTTCCTTTGTCGAATCCACTGAATATTGTAGAAACCACAATAACCACAATTGCACCCACTTCTACATCTACATCTACTTCAACCCCGCAAATTACAACAGTTGCAATATGCAATATTGTGTGTAATCGATTAGGATATTAATATGGCATCGCTACTGGAAGATCCTACTACAACAGTAACCACTGTTCCTCCTACAACTACAGTTACTACTGTTCCCCCTACTACAACTACAGTAACCACTGATCCTCCTACTACAACTACAGTAACCACTGATCCTCCTACTACAACAGTTACTACGGTTCCTCCTACTACAACAGTAACCACAGTTCCTCCTACTACAACAGTAACCACTGTTCCTCCTACAACCACTGTTACAACAGTTCCTCCTACTACTACTGTTCCTCCTACTACACCACCCCCATCATT